ATGAACGAAGGCTTGGGAATGACCGAAGAAGAAAAACGGCGCTTCGAAGCGATGGAACGGCAAATCGCCGAAATCCATAGCGCCTTTTTCAAGCCCCAAATCGGCGAAAAGTTGTCGATGGTCGAAAAGCTTTCGGCGCTTGTTGACGTTTCGGAAAAGGGCCAATGGGTCGTTTCTTGGGCGGTCAAGGGGCTTCTTACGTTGGGCGCAGTTGTCGCCGCAGTTGTCGCAATCAAGAACGGGGTATTCACGAAATGACCTTGAAGCCGTATCCGCATATTTACCCGAACGTTTCCGCCGTTCCGCTTGGCGAATTTCAAGCGCGTTGGCCGAACTTTCACCCTTCCGAAATCGCTTGCCGGGGAACTGGCAAGGTCGCGTTCAACTTCGAAGCAATGGACAAGCTGCAAGCCCTGCGGGTTCGTCGCAATCGCCCGTTGATCTTGAACAGCGCCTTTCGCAGCGCCGAACACAATCGGGCCGTCGAAGGTGCCCCCGGTTCGAAGCATTTGACCGCCGAAGCGTTCGACGTTTCCATGTCGAACCATAACCCCGACGAATACGAAGAAGACGCGAAAGCCGTCGGCTTTACGGGGTTCGGGTTTTACCCGCGTTCGAACTTCATTCATGCCGACATTGGCCCGGCCCGTTCTTGGGGTTCGCGGTTCCCGAAGACCGTTACCGGGCTTCCGACCGAAAACAAAGCGGCCCCCGAAGCCCTGAAAGAAGACAAGTCGGCGGTCGCTGCGCTTGTCGGCGGGGGCGGTTCGGTCGCAGGCGCGGGGGTCATGGTTTCCAGCCTTGGCGCGTTGTCGCCGACCGCCCAAGTTATCGCCGTCGTTGCCTTCGTTATCGGCTTGGGCGCAATGGCGTATATCTTCCGTCGTCGGTTGAAGGCGCTTTCGGAATGACGGGCGAAACGGCGTTTTGGCTTTTCGTTCTTTGGGGCTGCGGCGTCTTCTTCTTGATTTGCTTTATGATGGGGGCGAACCATGACGACGATTAGCCGCCTAAAAGCCTTCGCGTCGTTCGTCGGGGTTTTGATCTTGGCGGGCGTCGCGTTGTTCTTCGGGGGTAAGCGCGTTGCCCGAAACGAAGTCGCGCTTGAACGGGCGAAGGCTTCGGCGAACGCCATTGAAGAAAGGGCGAAGACAAATGCGGAAGTCGCTTCGGATACTGATTTGCTTGACCGCGCCCGCCGTATTGGCGTCGTGCGGAAGCCCTGAATATTGCGCGGGCTGGCAACCTGTCACGGTCGCCGAAGCAACCGCCGAATACCTTGACGCGAACGACCGCCCCGCGCTTGAAGGTATTGTTTCCCATTACGAACATGGTCGCGCCTTCAATTGTTGGTAGCATTCGGCGCGGGCTTCCCCTATATTTAGCGGAAACGCTAGTAAGGAAAGCCCGCAATGAACGTAACCCCCTTCAAGGCCGACGAACTGCCCGCCGCGAAGCAAGCCTTCGCCGAAGCGTTCCTTGCCGAACGCGCCCGGTCGCCGTTCAAGCCCGACCCCTTCCGCGCTGCGCTTACCGTATGGAATGAAGACAACGGGCAGTTGCCCCGCGCCTTGTGGGTTGCCCATGCCGCCAAATGGCAAGACGACCCCGACGTTATCGCCGTCATTGCCGCAGCCGACAAAGAAGCCGCAGCCGAACGCGACGCGGAAGAAGAAGCCAAAATTCCGAAGACAGCCGAAGAAGTTCGGGCGCATATTCTGCGGGTCGGTTTTGAAATTTCAAACAATACGTTGGTCGAAGCGAAAGACCGTATCGCGGCCCTTGACCGCATGGCGAAGGCAACAGGTGCCGACGTTAAGCCGGAACTTGACGACAACGCCGGGCGTATCCTTGGCGTAATTCAACACGAATTGAAGCCCGTTGACGCCGCCGGGGTTGTCGTTCCGTTTGACGACCGCGTTCGCAATCAACAACGCGCCTTGCAAAGTCAAGTTGCAGCCTTCGAAATTGAACTTGAAGGCGGCGACAATGCTAGACTTGTCAACTAACTTCAAAACGGTTTGGCGGGCTATCCCCGGAACGTCGCAGCAAATGGCGTTCGAAAGCGACTGCGACCATACGCTTTATACGGGAACGCGGGGGCCGGGGAAAACCGACGCGCAACTTATGAAATTCCGCGATGGGGTCGGCCAAGGTTACGGCCCCTTTTGGCGCGGTATTATCCTTGACCGCGAATATAAAAACCTTGACGACCTTATTTCGAAGTCGCGTCGTTGGTTTCCCGAATTTAACGACGGGGCTAAGTTCCTGTCTTCAACGTCGGCGCTTAAATGGGTTTGGCCGACAGGCGAAGAACTGTTGTTTCGTTCCGCTGATAAAGAACAAGATTATTGGCAATTTCACGGGCACGAGTACCCGTTTCTAGGCTGGAACGAATTAACGAAATACCCGACCGCCGACCTTTACGACATGTTTATGTCAACGAACCGAACTTCGTTTCGCCCCGAAGATTACCCCGTTTATATCGACCGGGTAATTTTGCGCGATTATGGCAAGCAAGTTCAAATTCATCGGAAGCATAAGAACGCCGTTCCGATGTTGCTTCCCGAAATCAAGTTGCAGGTATTCAGCACAACGAACCCTTACGGGCCGGGGCATAATTGGGTTAAGCGTCGCTTTATTGACCCCGCGCCTTATGGCGAAGTTATCACAACTTCAATCGAAGTTATCGACCCGAAGACGAAAGAAAAGGCAACGGTCAAAAAGCGTCAAGTCGCAATCTTCGGTTCTTACACCGAAAACATTTACTTGACGAAAGAATATATCGCGACGCTTTCGCAGGAAAAAGACAAGAACCGCCGCAAAGCTTGGCTTACGGGGTCTTGGGATATTATCGCAGGCGGGGCGCTTGATGATGTTTGGCAAGCGTCGAAGCATGTCTTGCCGCGCTTCGTCATTCCGCCAAGCTGGAAAATTGACCGCGCATTTGACGACGGTTCTTCGCATCCGTTCGCCGTCGGTTGGTTCGCCGAAGCCGACGGAACCGAAGCCGACGTATTGAACCGCGCAACGGGGCAATGGGAAAAGTTCTGCCCGGCCCCGAAGTCGATTATTCAGTTCTTCGAATGGTATGGGTCGGAAATTGACGAACAAACCGGGCAACCGTCAATCGGAACGAACAAGGGTTTGAAAATGTCGGCCCGCAACATTGCGAAAGGCATTATCGACCGCGAAATTTCGCTTATGCAAAACGGTTGGATTTCGGAACAGCCGAAGCCCGGCCCCGCCGACAATCGCATTCGGAACGTTATCGACAAGGAACTTGAAACGACCGAAGACATTATGAAGAAAGAAGGCGTCAAATGGGAAACGTCGGACAAGTCGCCCGGTTCGCGTATTGTGGGCTTGCAGCTTCTTCGCGACCGTCTTGAAGCGTCGTTGACAGGCGAAGACCCCGGCTTTTACGTTATGGAAAATTGCCGGGCAACGATTGCCCTGTTGCCCGTTCTGCCCCGTGACGCGAAGAAGCCCGACGACGTTGACACTTCGGCGGAAGATCACCCTTACGACATGATCCGTTATCGTGTATTGAAGGGGTCGAACCGCCTTGCCGCTAAAGTCAAAATGACCCTGCCCACATAAGGAACCCGACAAAATGGCCCCGAACTTTTCGACCCAAGCGGCAAACGTCGCGTTTATCAATCCGGCGCTTGCCGCAATCATGCCGCAATACTACCTTATTCGCGACGCAATCGCGGGCGAAGTCGCCGTAAAAGCTGCGAAAACGACGTATCTTCCGAAGCCCGACAAGCTTGACAAATCGCCCGAAAACGCGGCCCGTTACGACGATTACCTTTTGCGGGCGGTCTTTTACAACGTGACCCGGCGAACCTTGAACGGGCTTGTCGGGCAAGTGTTTTCGAAAGACCCGATTTTGAAGTTGCCTTCGCAAATCGCGGTTCTTGAAAAGAACGTTTCGGGTTCCGGCGTTACGTTGGTTCAACAGGCGAAGAAGGCGTTGAACTTTGCGGTCGCGTTTTCGCGCTGCGGGTTGCATGTTGATTACCCGACGACCGCCGCAGCCGACGGCGAAAACGGCGTTGTTACGGTTGCCGATATTCAGGCGAACCGCATTCGCCCGACAATCAACCTTTATTCCCCGCTTGAAATCGTCAATTGGCGAATGACCGAAGACGGGGCCGAAGAAAAGCTTTCGCTTGTCGTTTTGCTTGAAAGCTATATCGCGAACGACGACGGCTTTGAAATCAAGAACGCCGCGCAATTCCGCGTTCTGCGCCTTGTCAATGGCGTATATGTGCAAGAAGTTTGGCGCGAACCGCAGCCGACCGCTTTCGACGGAACCAAAGTTCCGAAGGGAAAGAACTTCAAGCAACACGAAACCTTTACCCCGACGGGGCCAAACGGGAAGCCGCTTGATTATATCCCGTTTATGTTCATCGGTTCCGACAACAACGACGCTTCGCCCGACAACCCGAACTTTTACGACCTTGCGTCGTTGAACATGGCGCATTATCGGAACAGCGCCGATTACGAAGACAGTTGCTTTATTGTCGGTCAACCGACGCCCGTTGTTACCGGGCTTACGGAAGAATGGCTTAAAGACGTAATGGGCGGCGTCGTCAAATTCGGTTCGCGGGGCGGCATTCCGCTTCCGCAGGGCGCAACCGCCGAACTGTTGCAGGCTTCCGAAAACACCATGATTAAAGAAGCGATGGAAACCAAGGAAAGGCAAATGGTCGCCCTTGGGGCAAAGCTTGTCGAACAAAAAGCCGTGCAACGAACCGCGACCGAAGCGAAGCAAGACAAAGCTTCGGAAGTGTCAACCCTGTCGTCGGCGACCTTGAACGTTCAAGCGGCTTACAATTGGGCCGTCGGCGTCGCTGCATTCTTCGCAGGCGCGACCGCAGCCGACGACGCGGTTACGTTGAACACCGATTTCGACATTATGAACATGTCGCCCGAAGAACGCCGCCAAACAATCGAAGAATGGCAAAAAGGCGCAATTACGTTCGAAGAAATGCGAACGGTTCTTCGCAAGTCTGGCACGGCAACCGAAGACGACGCCAAGGCGAAAGAAAAGATTGCCAACGACGCCGCCGACGCTTTGAAGCTTGCCGCCGAAGCAATGGGCGACGGGCTTGACCCGAACGGCAACCCGCTTCCGAAGAAAGACCCCGCCGCCAATAACGACGGGGGCGACAAATGACAATGCAAGATAACCGCCGACTTTTCGACATTACGACGCGAAACCAATTGTATATTGAAGGCGTCAAAGGCGGAATGTTCCTTGAATTTCAACGAATGCTTGCCGAACTGTCGAAGGAACTTCAAGACCTTTTCGGGCGAATGAAGTATCGAAGCCTTGACTTGCTGAATAAGGCGCAGTTGAACGCGCTTCTTGTTCGGCTTCGTCGCGTTCAATACCGTATTTTCGGAAGTTACGCCGGGCAGTTGGTCAAGCAAATCGAAGCGTTTATGAACGCAAGTCTTGTTGTCAACCGCCGAATGTTCGGGTCGTTCTTTCAACCGCCGGGCGTCGATAACAACGGCGTTCAAAGCGACGAAGACGCCGTTGCATTTATTCCGCTGTTCATTGATACGAACCGAACGACGCCGCTTTTCGGGGCCGCAGCTATCACGGGGGCCGGGGCTGCATTGTGGGCACGGTTGAAAAACCTTCCCATGCCCGCGAACGGGGTTCTTCTTGCGAACTTTGTAAAGGCGTTCGGAAATTCGGCGCAAGGTCAAATCGAAAACATTGTAAAGCAAGCTTGGGCGAATGGCCTAAGCGTTGAAGAACTTGTTGCCGTTTTGGTTGGAACGCCGGGCGCAGCTTTGGGCGGGTTTCAACAAGGGTCGTCGTCGCAAATTGACCGTATCAAAAACCAAGGCCGGGCCGTAATTGATACCGTTGTTCAATTTGTCGCGGCTGGCGTTTCTGCGGCGGTCGCTTCGGCGTTCTTCAATCGTTACGTTTGGAACAGCATTATCGACAGCGCAACGACCGATATTTGCCGACACCGCGACGGAAAGATTTTCGAATTTGCGACAGGGCCGCGACCGCCCGCGCATATGCGTTGCCGTTCCCACATTACGCCGTTGACCCCGACCGGGGCGGCATATGCTGCGGCTTCGCTTGGTTCTTGGCTTGCGTCGCAGCCGGAACCCGTGCAAAAGGATTTCGACGGCGGCACGTCGCAACCGTTGACTTTGGCCCAATACGAAAGCAAGCTTGCGCGTATCCTGTCTTAACCCCGGCGAAACGGTGTTTTGCCTTAACCGAAGGAAGTTCCTAAAATGGCCTTGAAAAAGAAAATCACGAAAGCGGAATACGAAAAGTTGACCGACGCTTTCAAAGCCGAATACATCGAAGACGGCGACGGCTTCCGTCTTGATGTTGACGGCGAAGAAGATACGGGCGCGTTGAAGCGGGCGAAAGACCGGGAAGCGCAGCTTCGCAAAGACGCCGAAGCGAAGTTGAAAGAAGCGCAAGAACAGCTTGACGCCTTGGGCAATGACGACGCCCGCAAAAAAGGCGACATTGAAACGCTTGAAAAGTCTTGGAAAGCCAAGCTTGAAGCGGAACAGTCGGCGCATACCGCGACGAAAGAAAAGTTTCAAGGCGTTTTCAGGAAGAACCTTGTTGACGCCAAGGCGACCGAAATTGCAACGAAGATTTCGAAAGTTCCTTCGTTGCTTGCCCGCGTTATCAAAGACCGCTTGACGGTCGATTTCGAAGGCGACGAACCGACGACCCGCGTTCTTGACGCTGCGGGCAAACCGTCGGCGTTGACGCTTGACGATTTGCAGAAAGAACTTGTTGCAAATCCCGATTACGCTGATATTATCATCGCGTCGAAGGCTTCCGGCGGTGCCGGGAAGCCGACAAACAAAGGCGGCGGTGCCCCTGCGAACCCCGGCGGAAACGCCGACAAACCCGCCGACCTTGCTTCGATGAACCCCAAAGACCTTGCGGCGCATATCGAAGCCAAGAAAGCGGCGGAAAGTGAAACCTAACTAGGGGGAAGCCTTCAAATGGCCCTTTCTGACCTTCAAGTGTATTCGGAATATGCATACGCTTCGTTTACCGAAGTGCTGCAACAGCAAGTCGAACTGTTCAACGCGGCAACGGGCGGGGCTTTGGTTCTGTCTTCGGCTGCGAACCAAGGCGACTTTTCGCAACAGGCGTTTTACGCCAAAATCGCCGGGGGCACGGTTCGCCGCCGGAACGCCTATGGTTCGGGTTCGGTCGCTGAAAAGACCCTTTCCCAACTTGAAGACGTTTCGGTGAAAGTCGCCGCCGGAACGCCGCCCATTCGGATTGACCGGGGGCAGTTCACTTGGATACAGCAAAACCCGCAGGTTGCGGGCGCGGTTCTTGGTCAACAAATCGCCGTTGACCAAATGGCCGACATGCTGAATACGGGCTTGGGCTGCGCCTATACCGCGTTGGCGCAGGAAGCCGACGTTGTGTTTGACGCTTCGGGTCTTTCGGGGGCGCTTGCCAACGTCACTTGGTCGAACTTGAACAAGGCGCAAGCGTTGTTCGGCGACCGTTCGGCCCGCATCGGCGTTTGGATCATGCATTCCACGCCCATGCATTCGCTTTACGGCAACAACCTGACCAACGGCGAACGGCTGTTCACTTACGGCACGGTCAACGTTCTTCGCGACCCCTTCGGCAAGCTGTTGGTTATGACCGACAGCCCGCAGCTTGTCACGGCGGGAACCCCCGACAAATACCATGTTCTTGGCTTGACGCCGGGTGCGGTTATCATCGGGCAGAACAACGACTTCGACGCGAACGAAGAAGCCAAGAACGGCGACGAAAATATCATTCGGACTTATCAAGCCGAATGGACTTACAACGTCGGCGTCAAGGGCTTCGCTTGGGATAAGGCAACGGGTGGCAAGTCGCCGAACGACGCGGCCCTTTTCGCTTCGGCGAATTGGGACAAATACGCGACCGACCCGAAAGACCTTGCTGGCGTCGTGTTGACCGCCCTTGCGGCGTAAGTGACAGGGCCGGGGCGATAACTTCGCCCCGGTCTTTTCCTTCAACTTCAACGAAAGAAGCGACAATGAAAGCCCTGAAAATTCTTTACTTCGTTCGCGGCGCTGCGCCTTCGCCCGCGCAACTTGCCGAAGCCCATTCGTTGAACGCGAATGTTTGCTTCCGCAACGCGCTTGCGATTTCGAACGAAGCCGCGCTTGAAGCCTGCGACGGCGTTTCGGGCGATGTTCCGCCCGTCTATTCGGCCAAATTCCCCGCAGCCGAAGCGGCCCTTGAAGCCCGCGCCAAATCCATTGCAGCCCTTTCGGCCAAGGTCGGCGACGAACCCGCGCCCAAGAAGGGCGACGACGGCCCGACCGCTGCGGCAATGACCAAGCCCGCCGACGCGCCCGCCAAGGCCGGGAAAGCGGCCCCTGCGGCTGCGACTGCCCCGACCCCCCCCGCCCCGGCTGCGCCTGCGGCCCCTGCGGCGGCTGCTACGGGCTGGAAACCCAACGCCTAACCCCCTGCGCCCTTGCCTGCATATTGTGGGCAAGGGTCAAGCCTTGAAAGGGCCGAAATCATGCCGCAGCGCATTACCTTCTTTACCGCCGGGCCAGTCGTGACCGCGCCCGAACAAGCCGAAATCGACGCCATTGAAACGGCAATCGCCCCGGCGTATGAACTTCGCATTCGCAACCGCCAAGCTTCGCCGAACTTCGGCGCGGGCGTCGAAGCGACCGATTTCATTGCAGGCGACGCGCCCGCAAGTTACCCCGACAGTTTCGCCGCAGTCGCCGCGACGGGAACGCTTACCGTCGTTACGAACCCCGCAGCCGCCGAAACGATTTCCGTTGCCGGAACCGTCTTTACCTTCGTCGCGTCGGGCGCAACGGGCAATCAAATCAATATCGGCGCTTCGGCTTCGGCGACCGCAACGGCAATCGCAACCGCCGTCAACGCGCTTGCGTCGGTCAACGCCGCAGCCGTCGGCGCAGTTGTGACCGTGACCGCAGCAACCGCCGGAACCGCAGGCAACGCGATTGCGCTTGTCGGGAATGGCGCGAAAATCACGCGGTCGGGCGCAACCTTGGCCGGGGGCGCGGCTGCGGGCGGGTATCCCACATTCGACCCCGAAAACCCGCCCGTATAAGGAAAGCCGCAAATGCCGATTGTCGTTATTGTCGAAGACGGAACGGGCGTCGCCGACGCAAATTCTTACATGTCGGTCGAAACGGTTCGCGGTTATGCCGCGAACCGGGGCTTTACGCTTTCCGCCGACGACGACGTTGTTTCGGCGCAGCTTATCCGGGGCTTCGATTACATTGAAGCCAAAGAATGCGATTTCCAAGGCGAACGGGTTTACGCCGAAAGCGCGTTTCCCCGTATCGGCGTCGTAATCAACGGCGTCGAAATTTCCGAAAGCGCAATTCCGAACCTTCTTCTTGCGGCGCAGTCGCAACTTGTTATCGCGCAATCGAACGGCATTGACATTATGCCGAACTTTGTTGCAGGCGATTACGTCGTAAAGGAAAAGGTCGGGCCGCTTGAAACGACCTTTGCCGACCCCGTTCTTGTCGGAATGGGGCCGAAACTTGGCGCGGTTGACGCGGCGCTTGCGCCGTTGTTCGGTCGCTGCGCTTCGCCCGGTATTGGGCTTCGAACGGTTCGGGTTTGAAATGGCCGGATACGAACGCCAGATTGCAAGCGCGAAAAAGCTTATCGCCAAGCGCGGGCAAGCCGTGTCTTGGCGCATTCGTGCCGAAGGAACGACCGACGCGGGCGAAGTTGCAGGCGCGACGAAATGGCGACCGAAAGCCGTTCCGGCTGGAACCCCCGACGACCGCCCGGTTTCAATCGTCTTCTTTCCCATTACGAAAGAAAAGTTCGAAAGCCTGCGGGCAATGGGCGTCGAACTGACAACCGGGGCGCAAATGGGGTATATGGGCGCGGTCGATTTCGAACCGTCGCAGAAAGACGCGGTTTTGCGGGCGGGCGTTCTTATGCCGATTGAAACGATTGACGTAATCGCGCCCAATGGCGACGCGGTTCTTTACGAAATCGTTTTCAAATCCGCAGTCGTTGCAGGGGGCTAAGATGGTCGATTTTGTCACGGCCCGCGACCAAATTTGCGAACGGTTTGACGCGCATTGGCAAGCCAACGCCGCCGGAATTGTGGGCTATATCCCCGAAATTCGCTTTCCGCGTATCGTTTACAAAACCCCGATTGACCCTTCGGTTCATTGGGGGCGGTTGTCGTTGCAAACGGTCAATTCGGAACAAGTCGCGTTCGGCTGCAACGGAAAGAAGAAATACAACGAAATCGGGCTTGTCTTTGTGCAATTGTTCGGCCCGATTTCCGAAGTTGAAGCGGGGGAACAACAAGACAAGTTCGCCCAAATCGCAAGGGCCGCTTTCCGGGGCGCGAACGTGCCGGGGCGGGTATGGTTTCGCAACGCCCGTATCAATGACCTTGACCCCGAAGACCAAATGTTGCGCTTGAACGTCGTCGCCGAATACGAATATAACGAAACCGTCTAACCTTGAAAGGGGCTAACAATGCCGCCCATTTGTGAACAGAACAGCCGCGACAGCAACGAAGTTGAACTTTCGTTCGCGGAAGAAGAATGCCTTCGTCAACTGCCCGAAGGCGAAGCCGCTGTTGCGGCGACGGGAACCGTTACGATTTCGTCAACGGCGCTTGGCGCGGTCGCCGCTTCGGGAACCCTGACAATCAACGTCAACCCGACCGCCGGGGATACCGTCGGCGTCAATGGTCAAACGATTACGTTCCGGGCTTCGGGCGCAGTCGCAAACGAAGTCAATATCGGGGCTTCGGCGACCGCGACGGCGACCGCCCTTGCGGCGGTTGTTACGAACGTTACGGGCGTCAATGCGACGGCTGCGGGCGCGGTTGTCACGATTACCGCCGAAACTGCGGGCACGTCGGGCAACAGCATTGCGCTTGCGAACCCGTCGAACGGCGCTTCGATTACCCGTTCGGGGGCGACCTTGACGGGCGGCGCTGCGGCGCATTCGGTCACGATTGACGGCAACGTGTTTTCGTTCGTCGCTTCCGCGCCGGGCGCGGGCGGAGTTCTTATCGGGGCTTCGGTCACGACGGCGGCAACGAACCTTGCGGCGGCAATCAACGCGCTTTCGCTGTTCAACGCGACTTCGGCGGCGGGCGTTGTCACCATTTCGGCGGCGGTCGGCGGCGAAGACGGCAACCTTTACGCCCTGACCAAGACGGGCGCGAACGTTGCGGTTTCCGGGGCGACCCTTGCGGGCGGCGTCGAAGCTGTTCCGGGGGCGCAATGGTTCAAGACCGAACCGAATAGCTTCGGCGACTTCGGGTCGGAATTGACGAAAGCCGTTCGTTCGTTCATTTCGCCTTCGCGCCAACGCAAGAAGGGTCGCACGGTCGGCGAAGAAGCGGCGGGCGGTTTCAATACCGACTTTACGAAGACTTCGTTGAACCGCCTGTTGCAAGGTTTCATGTTCGCCGACGCCCGCGAACTGCCCACGACGAAAAGCCTTGTTCGGGCCGTCGGTATCGACAAGCTTCAAAACGCGACGCTTGCCGCAGGGTATCAGATCAAAACCGACGCGGCTTTTGCCGCCGGGCAAATGGTCTTTGCTTCGGGCTTCGACAACGCTTCGAACAACGGCTTGAAGGTCGTTACCGCCGTCGGCGCGACGACTTACGACAAGACCGTTCAAGTTACCCCTGCTTGCGTTGACGAAGCGGGCGGGGCCGACAAGCACGTTGAAGCCTGCGGGTATCAGTTCGCAAGCGGCGACGTTTCGCTTACCGTGACTTCGGGCATTCCGGCGCTTGTTTCGGTCGCGCAAGACTTTACCGCGCTTCCGAATTTTATTCCGGGGGCTTGGCTGTTCATTGGCGGCGACGCTTCGACAACCGCTTTCGCGAATAACCAAGGTTACGCCCGTATCAAGTCGGTTTCGGCGAACGCCGTTGTCTTTGACGACGTGACCTTTACCCCGGTTACGGAAGCGGGCACGGGCAAGACCATTCGCGTTTTCTGCGGCCCGATCATTCGGAACGAAAAGGCGGCGTCGCTTATCAAGCAACGTTCGTATCAGCTTGAACGAACCCTTGGGCAAGGCGACACGTCGGCGCAAGCCGAATACCTTGAAGGCGCGATTGCGAACGAATTTTCGATGGAATTTCCGTCGGAAGACAAGATTGCCGCCGACCTTACCTTTGTCGCGGCTTCGCGTTCGTTCCGCACGGGCGAACCCGGCGACGAACTGAAAGACGGCGAACGCTTCGAAGCGGAAGGGGGCGAAGTTTACAACACGACTTCCGACCTTTACCGTATGCGTATCGCAATCAACGACGCGACGACCGCGAACCTTCTGCCCCTTGTGGGCTTTGTTTCCGAAGGGTCTTTGACCTTGACGAACAACGCTTCGCCGAACAAGGCGCTTTCGGTTCTTGGGGCGCTTGATTTCCAATTCGGCGACTTTGAAGTTGGCGGGTCGTTGACCGCCTATTTCGCCGAAGTTTCGGCCCCGCGTCGTATCAAAGACGACACCGATTGCAGCTTCAACGTTATCGGCGGTTACGACAACGCGGGCTTCGTTTTCGACATGCCGCTTTTGACGCTTTCGGGCGGCGGGTTGACGGTGGAAAAAGACGCCGCGATTATGCTTCCGATTGAAAATTCGGCGGTCGAAAGCGCGGCGGGTTACACCTTGCTTTATCAGTTCTTCCCGTATCTGCCCGACGCGGCAATGCCGCAATAAGGCTTGGCTTTTGCCCGGCGATTGATTACGATACGGGGGCGGTTAATTCCGCCCCCGTTTCCATGTCAAGCAAAGGAAAATCGACATGTCGCTTTTCGACCAATTCGAAACCAACGCCGAAAAAGAAGCCGAAGGCGTTGAAGTTCAATACGCGCCGAACAAAGACGGCACGGTTCCGACGTTCATTCTTTCCCGCATGGGGAAGGCAAACAAGAAGTATTCGAAGGCGCTTGACAAGGCTTCGAAGCCTTACGCCCGGCAACTGCAACTTGGCACGTTGGCCGAAGAAACCGCCGAAAATCTGTTCATGGGCGTTTTCGTCAAGACCGTCTTGAAGGGCTGGAAAAACGTTCGCGGTCGCGACGGCAAAGACCTTCCCTTTACGCCCGAAAACGCAATGCTTGTCTTGAAGGCGCTTCCCGACCTTTACGACGACTTGCAAGACAAGGCGCGTTCGGCTGCGCTGTTCCGCGAAGAAGCCAACGAAGCCGACGCGGGAAACTGACAGAAGTTCTTGCGTATTTGTTCGATTTGGCCCCTGTTCAAAACAACGTTGCAAAACAAATGTTGCGGGCAGGGGTCGAATTACCCGAAACGTTTGCAAATGCGCCAGAACTAAGACCCGGTTTGCAACTCTATATCGAAGCGTTCTTCGAATTGGATAGCGAACGAACCCACAACGAAACGCTTAACCCGATACCGTCTTCTAAAATAAGGGAATACGCCCGCGATTACGAACTAGACGAAGAACAGTCGGAAGACCTTCTTTATTTTATTCGTATTCTTGACGGCGAACACCTGAAACGACTTGGAAAGCGGTTAAAGGATAAAATGAAGCATGGCCCGAACACTAAACGCCCTAGCAAGCCGCCTAGACAAAGCCGCCGATAACTTGGCGGAAGAAGCGAACGCGGTTAAGAAGAAGGCGGCGACGGTCATTGCGAAAAGCCTGATTTCGACAACGCCCGTTGATACGTCGCGGGCGTTGTCTAATTGGCTGGCAACGATTGGGGCGCAAGCGAATTACAGTATCTTGGCGCATTCGCCGGGAAGCGGGGGTTCGACGCGGGGCGCTTCAATGTCGGCGGCATTGGCCGACGCAATGAACACAATTGGCGGGGCGAAACCCGGTCAATCAATCTTCTTAACGAATAACCTTCGTTATATCCGCGCCCTTAACGACGGGCATTCGAAACAAGCGCCCGCCGGGTTTGTCGAACGCGCCGAACTTCTAGGCGGCAAGACAATTCGCGAAGCAAAAATCAAGGTCTGAAACCATGTCCGACGCCCCGATTGTTGTTGAAATTACTGACAAGGTTTCCCCCGCGATTGCGAAGAAGCTTCGCGACATTGGAACCCAAGCGCGAACTTCGCAAACCCAAGTTGACAAGTTGAAAGCGTCGCTTGCCGCCCTTGGTAAGTCGAACCCGCTTACCCGGCTTCAAACCGAAATGCAGAACGTCAATACCGAAACGTTGAAAGCGGCCCAAGCGTCGCAACGCCTTTCGACCGAACAAGCCCGAACCGCTGCGGCGTCGCAACGGCTGGCAACGGAACAACAGCGAACCGCCGCCGCAGCGCAGCGCGTCGCGACCGAACAACAGAAGACGGCGACCGCCCAAGGCCGGGCGGCAACGACCGCAGCGCAAGCGGCTGCGGCGGCGCAGCGCCTTACGACGGAACAGCAACGAACGGCGACCGCTGCGGCGCAAGCGGCTGCGGCGCAATCGCGGGCGGCTGCGGCTGCGCTTCGGCTTGAACAGGCGCAGGCGCGGGGCGCAGCGCAGGCGCGGCGCTATGCCGGGGCAATGAACGCCGTTCGCACGGCCCTTGCCTTCGCGGGCGTATCGGTCACGGCGGGCGCAATTGTGGGCATGGGCGACGCTTACACGACGTTGCAAAACAAGCTTCAAGTCGTCGCGACTTCGCAAGCGCAAGTCAACGAATTGACGAACGAAATGTTCGACCTTGCGAACCGAACCCGTTCGGAAGTCGGCGCGACGACGCAAGCGTTCGTTCGTTTTGACCGCGCAATGTCGGGGCTTGGTCGGTCGCAACAAGACACAATTCGATTGACCGAAACGATTAACAAAGCCCTGATTATTTCGGGCGCAACGACGCAAGAAGCGCAGTCGTCGCTTTTGCAGCTTTCGCAGGCGTTTAACGCCGGGCGTCTTTCCGGCGACGAATTTCGTTCGGTTTCCGAAAACATGCCGATTGTTCTTGACGCTTTGGCGCGGTCAATGGGCGTTCCCGTCGGGGCTTTGAAAGAACTTGGTTCCGAAGGCAAGATTACGTCGGAACAGTTGATTGCCGCGCTTGACCTTATCGAAGCCGAAGTTGACGCTTCGTTTGCAAAAACCGTGCCCACAATGGCGCAAGCGTTCGTCGTTCTGCGGAACAGCGCAACGCAATTCTTCGGCGAATTTAACAACGCGACGGGGTTGACTAACGGGCTTGCCCAAGCAATCCTTTTCCTTGCCGACAATATCGGTCGGTTCGCAACTTACGCCGCAACGGCTGCGGCAATCTTCGCCGGGGCTTATGTTTACGGTCTTGTCGCGGCTGCGGTCGCAACGGGCGGGCTTTCCGCCGCGCTTGGCATTCTGCGGGCGGCGCTTATTCGAACGGGTATCGGGGCGATTATCGTTCTTATCGGCGAATTGATTTACCGTTTCGCCGAAGCTTCCCGCGAAGTTGGCGGCGTCGGTCGAATGTTTCAAATCATGGGCGACACGGGGAAGGCGGCGCTTGATTGGGTCATCGCGGGCGGTTACGCAATGGTTGACGCTTTCAACGGAATTACCTTGACGATTGGCGCGGTCTTTACGCAACTTTGGGCGTCAATTCAACGCGGCTTTGCAAACCTTATGGCGGCGCTTCAAGCGGGTATCAACACAATGATTACTTCGCTAAACGAAGCGTTTACGTTTAGCATTAACAACCCGTTTACGGGCGAAGTAATGGCCCAAATGAACGGGCTTGGCATTGCGACGACAAATTTTGCCGAAGGCTATATCAAAGCCGCCGACGAAAGCGCAGCCGCCGCCGAAGACCTTTCCAATCGGGCCGACGCGGCTTTTGAAAGCATGGGCAATCGCTTCGCCGACCTTCGTAACCCGCTTGACGTGTTTAGCGAAGGCATGGCAACGGCACGGGCCGAAACCGAAGCCGCAAACGCTGCGGCGGGCGAACTTGATACGACCTTGCGCGGCGCAACCGAACCCGCAGCCGGAACGGGCGCAGGAACGGGCGGCGCAGGCGGCGGCAAAGGTGCCCAAGGCGCGACCGCAAGCTTGCGCGAATACCTTGACGAAATGGATAGGGAAATGGAACTTTTGAAGTTGCTTCCCAAAGAACGCGAAATTGAAGCGGCTGTTCAAGAAAAGGTCAACAAGCTTAAAGAAAAGGGTATTAACCTTTCGGCGCAAGAAATCGAATTGCTTCGCGAAAAAACCGCAGCTTTGCGGGAAGCGAACGCCGTTGCCGAACAAGAAGCGGCCCTTATGAATGCGACCGTTTACAAGCGCGAAGAATATATTCAACAGTTGAAGGCGATTAGCAATCTTCTTTCGAACCCCGAAAGCGGGTTTACGAACGCCGACGCGCTTAACCAATTGGCGCAAACGGAAGTCGGCGCATATCTTGAACATTTGCCCGAAATGGTCAACGCCCGTGTCGAACAATTCAAGTATATGTATGAACAAGTTGATATGCTTCGGCAAGCCGACTTGATTTCGGAACAATCGGCGTCGGCTGCAAAAATGCAGATTTGGGCCGCAGAACAGAAAGCAAAGACCGACGTATTCGCGAACTTCTTCGGGGGTATCGCGCAACTTGCGTCGTCGGAAAACGAAAAGCTTGCCCGAATTGGTAAAGCTGCGGCGATTACGCAAACCGTAATTCAAACGTATCAGTCGGCAACGGCGGCTTACGCTTCAATGGCGGGTATCCCCGTAATCGGCCCCGCCTTGGGCATTGCTGCGGCTGCGGCGGCTGTTGCTGCGGGTATGGCGAACGTCGCCGCTATCCGGTCGCAATCGACTAGCACGGGCGCGGGATACATGACCGGGGGTTATACGGGCGACGGGGCGCGGAACCAAGTCGCCGGGGCCGTTCATGGCCGGGAATACGTCCTAGACGCGGCTGCGACAAGCCGTATCGGGGTTGACGACCTTAACGCCCTGCGCCGGGGCGCTGCGACCGTGCAACGGCCCGACAGCGAAGCCGCAGGGGCCGGGCAACGGGTATCGGCGAACCCCGCCCCCGCAGCCGCAGGGCAAGCCGCAGGCGCGACGTTGAACAACAAGATTGTCAACGTTATCGACCCGGCTTTGTTCGGCGATTACATGGCTTCGCCCGAAGGCGAAACTTCAATCGTCAACGTGATTTCGCGCAACCCCGGCGTTATTAAACAGGTAATCGCAAATGGTTAAGCTTTCGTTCGCAGGCTTCGAAGATCATTCGTTTATTCCGTATCCCCCTTTCGTCATGGGGAACGAAACGCTTGAATTTTTGACCGACATTGTTTTGACCCATGACGGAAGCGAAGACCGAACCCAAAACCGGGAAATCGCCCGACAGTCGGTTTCGTTCAAAGTTCGAACCGATTTGTTGAACCGTCAATCGCCGTTCAACCTGTCTTTGCAGAACATTCGCGGCCCTTGGGGCGTTCCCCTTTGGCACGAAGCGCAGATTGTGGGCACGGTATCAGGAACTTCGGTCGCCTGCGATACGACGCTTTCCGACTTTCGCGTTGACGGTCTTGCAATCGTTTTGCAGAATAACAAGCTTTGGCAAGTTGTTCGTATCGTGTCAATTAGCGGGGCAAGCATTGCGGTTACGCCGTCGCTTCCGCTTATGCGAAACGCGATTGTCGCGCCCATTACGTCGGGGATTGTTCGCGGCGAAATTTCGAACGAAGCTTCGGGGTATCAGTCGGTTTACAGCTTGCTTTACGACGTTCTTGACCCGAAGCCGTTTCCGACCAAGCTTGCCCCGTTGTTCGCGCTTGACGTTTCGGGGTCAATGGCGGGAAGCAAGCTTGAAACAGCCAAGGCCGAACTTTACGACATTGTTCTAGCTTTGAAAGGCGCTTCGCTTAATTCGAACGTAAAAGTCGATTTGGGAATTTCGCTTTGGTCAACCGTCGGCGATAACCATTCTTGGCCCGAAGCAACCGAAGCCGACTTTGACGAAGCCCTTGCAATCATTGCAGCCGCGACAACGACAGGCGGAACAACGCCGCTAATTCCGTTTCAATTCGCAAACCTGTTTTTCGGAACTATCGCGCCAAACCCCGGCGACCGCAAAGACATTATGTTTTTCATTACCGACGCGGGCGCGTCAACAACCGCAGCCCGTGCCGAAGCTTTGGCAATGATTACGCGGGTTGCACCTTACGACCCGCCCCGCGATGTTGATATTTACGCAATCAATATCGACGTTACGTCAACGACAGAAGCCTTGAAAGTTGACAACGCTTCGGGCGGCAACATTACGATTGTTGACGCCGAAAACCCGACGGCGATGTTCGACCGCTTTATTGCGGCGATTGAACCGATTATCGGAAAACAACATAAGGGCTTCGAAGTCATAACTTCAATGCCCATTGGTTCGCGTTCAATTTCGAAGTCGATTACCAAAATTGAAGACGCGGTTGATTTCGACCTTGGGCGGTTTGAAACCCTGTCGCCTTGGCTTAATTCCCGCGTCGGTTCAAATCACGGGTTCTTTATCGACGGGCTTGACGAACTGGCAAGCTTCAAGCGGTTCTTGTATCGCCGGGCAGGAAAACAAGGGGCGTTCTTCTTGCCCACATTTGAACATGACATTCGCGTTTCGTCTTTCGCGGTTGACATGCTTTCCGCGTTTATCGAAAACGACGACTTCGCCGAATACTTTGACGGTCGAACGCAAATCGCAATTCGGTTCGTTGATGATACTTGGCAAACGGTTGAAATCACGGGCGCGACGCCAACGCTTTTTGGCGGTTACGAATTGACGTTCGAAAAGCCCATTCAAAAGGGCTTGCAGTTTATCGAACGGGTTTGTTATATGGGGAAAGCCCGCTTCGATACCGACCGCTTTGAAATAAGTTACGTCGGGGATAACTGCGCCGAAGCAAGCGTTAACATGCTGGAATTGAACCCATGACCGCAACGAAAGAACTTTACCGTTTTGTTGAAGGCGACAGCGCCTTTATTTATACGGTCACAAGCGCCGACGTTGGGGAAGTGTATTCGGGCGAAACTTACGAACCCGTTGCGATTGGTCGCGACGAAGTTGAAAGTAAGGGCGAAATGGCCCGCGATAACGTCAAGATTTCGCTTTCACTTCAAAACCCGACCGCCCGCAAATGGTTCTTGTCGTCGCTTGACTTTCCCTTGACGCTTACCATTTTCAGCAAAACCGACGACGAAGTTGAAACCGAATGGAAAGGTCGCCTTGCGTCGGTTTCGCCGAAGAAAAGCGTTATCGAATTTTCGTTCGAAAGCGTCTTTACGTCAATGCGACGAATGGGGCTTCGGCAACGGTATCAAATAACCTGCCCCCATGCCCTTTACGGGCGCGGCTGCAACCTTGAAAAGAACGACTTCGACACGGCGGCGACCGTGACCAACGTAACGAACGCCGTCGTCACGGTTCCGGCTGCGGCGGGCTTCGCCGACGGTTACTTTTCGTCGGGTATCTTCGAAGACAACGCCGGGAACCTTCGCTTTATCCTGTCGCATGTCGGTTCGCAATTGACCCTTATTCGGCCAATGAACGACCTTATCAATTACGCGAACGCGAACGGATACCCGATTGCTTGCCGTATCTTCCCCGGCTGCGACAGAACAACGACCGTTTGCAACGGTCGCTTCAACAACTTGAACAATTACGGGGGCTTCCCGTTTATCCCCGGAAAGAACCCCTTCGGCGGTTCGTCAATCGTGTAAAGGAACGGCAATGTTTTGGTTTGCAGTCGCTTTCCTTGTTGTCTTCGCGGTTGCTTACGCGACCATGCCGAAGCCAAAAGGCCCGGCCCTTGGCACGGTCGAAAGCCCGACCGCCGAAGAAGGGCGCGCAATCCCGGTTCTATTCGGAACCCGTCAAATTAAGGCGGTCAACGTCGTTTGGTATGGCGACATTCGAAGCGAGGCCGTCAAGAAGAAAGGCGGCAAGAAATGACAATCGTAATTCGTATGCCTGACATTCGCCGGGCGCTTATGTGCGGTCGCGGGGTTCAAGGATGGTTCCGCCTGCGGGGGCTTGATTACGACCGCTTCATTCGCGAAGGCTTCCCGATTGAAGAACTTGAAGCCATTGACTGCGAAATGTCGCGCCAAGTTTGCGAAGCCGCCCGCAAGCATCATTCGAAGGAAACGTAATCATGGGCGGAAGTAAGAAACAAACCGTCGGTTACAAGTATTTCGCCGGAATGCATATGGTTCTTTGTCATGGGCCAATCGACAAGATTACGCGCATTACCGTTGACGAAAAGGAATTGTGGGCAGGGTCTAACACGGGCGGAAGCATTACCGTTGACAAAGGCGATTTGTTCGGCGGCGACAGTCGCGAAGGCGGGATTTCGGGAACGCTTGACTTTATGACGGGTCACGCTTCGCAGCTTCCGAACGATTACCTTGTTTCGCGGCTTGGGTCGCTTGTTCCTGCATTTCGCGGGGTCGTTTCGATTGTTCTTCGGCAAATGTATTTGTCAATGAACCCTTATTTGAAAACTTGGGGTTTCACGGTTCAACGGATACACCTGCAACAAGACGGTTCGGCGCAATGGCAAGACGCTTATTCGCAAATCGACGTTACAGTTTACGACGCCGAAGGGAACCCGGTTTCGCTTGCTGCAATGAACCCTGCCCACATTATCCGCGAATGCTTGACCAACAAGCTTTGGGGCATGGGTTACAACGACGGCGACATTAACGAAGCGACCTTTCTAGCGTCGGCCATTGCGTTGAAAAACGAACTTATGGGCATGGCGCTTCTTTGGGATACGCAAACTTCGATTGAAGAATTTGTTAAGATCATTCTTCAACATATCGACGCTTCGCTTTACGTTGACCGAAAGACCGGGCAATTCGTCTTGAAGCTTATTCGGGGCGGTTACGACGAAGGCGACTTGATTGTTCTTGACCCGTCGAATATCGACAAAATCGAAGACTTCAAACGCCCCGCATTCGGCGAACTTGCCAATTCGATAACGGTCAATTATTGGGATGGTTCAAAAGACCAAACGGGAAGCGTTACGGTTCAAGACATTGCCCTAGCCCAAGAACAGGGCGGCGAAAACAATACAACGGTCACTTACGAAGGCTTCATTGATCCGGCGACCGCTTCTAAAGCGGCGCAACGCGACCTTAAAACGCTTTCGACGCCGTTGATTACTTGCACCATTTACACGACCAAGATTGCGCGGAACCTGAATATCGGCGACGTTTTTATTCTGTCTTGGCCCGATTATCAGATTGAAAGCGTCGTAATGCGAATTACGGGGATTGCATACGGCGACGGCAAAACGCGGCGGGTTCGCATTCAATGCGCCCAAGACGTTTTTTCGTATCCCGAAGACGCCTTCGTTACCAAGCCGCCGACGGGATGGGTTGACCCTATCGGCCCGCCCGGCCCGGTCGTTTTTCAAAAAGCCTTCGAAATGCCGTATTTCGAACTTGTTCGCGACAACGGGCAATCGGTCGTTGACAGTTCGCTTGCGTCGAACCCTTACGTCGGTTACGTCGGGGCGGCTTGTTCTGCGCCGACTGTCGCGGCAATCAACGCGCTTATGCATTCCGACGACGGTTCGGGTTACGAAGAAGTTTCCCAAACCGACTTTTGCGCGGGCGCGTTCTTGGCCGACGACTTGGGGTATCTTACGACGGTCTTCGACATTGCGTCGGGGTCAAGCCTGTCGCTTGTTGACGCAGGGGAATGGCTGCAAATCGGGTCGGAACTTATGGCGGTCGTTTCTCTTGTCGGTTCGACTTTGACCGTAAAGCGGGGCGTTTTGGATACCCTGCCCGCGCTGCATACCGCCGGGGCCGAAATTCTGTTTTGGGATGGTTTCGCCGCAACCGACCCGACCGAATACGTCGCTTCCGATGTTGTCAACGTCAAGCTTACGGCTGCGAATGGTTCGGGGGTCTATCCGCTGGCAAGCGCAACGCCAATGTCGGTTGAAGTTGTGGGCAGGGCGGCAAGACCCTTCCCGCCGGGGGCGCTTCGCTTCAATGGCGAACATTACCCGGCAACGACTTTTGGCGGGTCGATAGTCGTTGCATGGAATGACCGAAACCGGATTTTTCAAACGGGCGGAACGTTGGTCGGTTTCGAAGACGCCGCGCTAACCCCCGAAGCCGGGGCGACCGTGACAATCAACTTTTACAATAAATTCGCGACGCTTTTTCATACCGAAAGCGGAATTACAACGTCTTCTTTTACAATAACGACGACGCTTCTTGCGGGTCTTGACGAAAAGATTTTTGTTGAACTTTTCGCAGTTCGCGACGGTCTTGAAAGTATGCAACGTTATTACGTTGAAATCAAAATATCTTCGGGTATAGACGGCGGAAGCCTTGTATTCGAAATGACCGATACAACCGCGCCGCCCGCAGGCGACGCAATCAACTTCGAAATGGGGGCTTAAAATGAAGCTTAAATGTATCGCAGGAACGGCCCTTCATGCCGGGGTCGAAAGCGCGTCGCAATTTGGCCCGGTTCTTCTTGACTTTGTGGCGGGTCAACAGTCGGCTATCAAATACAGCAACGACTATGGCACTATTTCCGATTTAAGGGGGAACGGGGCGCTAATAACGCAAAACGCCGACTTTTTCATTTTCGGAATTAACGGCGGGGCGCGTATTCTCGACCTTGCAACGAACGAATTTGTTACACCTTGGGGGACTGTTCCGGCGTCAAGCGTTCTTGCAATTGCACAACGAAAAACCGACGGGCTTATTGCGGTTGCAACGACGGGTGCCCCTTACCTTCTTCTTTACACCTATCCCGATTTTACATATGTTCCCGGCCCGGCTGCGATTAACCCGCCGCCTTCGGCGTGTAATGCGGTTTCTTTTTCCGACGACGGCACAAAGCTTTGCGTCGGCCATTCGTCTTTGCCGGGTCTTATGGTTTACGATACGACAACTTGGGCCAACTTGTTGCCGACCCTTGGCACAACCCCGACTTCAACAACAGGGCTTGCGGGCGCAGCTATTTCGCCCGATGGAACGAAAGTCGCAATTTGCGGAAGCAACACGGGCAACCGAAATCGCGTTTGGGATTTGGCGACAGGAACACTTATATATTCCCAAACTTCAACGAACACTTCTTTTGTGTTGTTCACCCCTGACAATTCGCAAGTTATTTGGCAACCTGATGGTTTTTCAGGTTTCTTGCGATACACGTTTGCAACTTCAACCGCTTCGACTTTTTCTATTTCCGGGGTCGTCGGGGCAGGAACGGTGTCAATCGGGCGAAATATTGCAATGACCGACGACGGGCTTATGATGGTTCAAACGCGGGGCGTTACCGTGCTTTACGACTATACAAACGCTGTTCTTTTGAGCCAAGTTCCAAACGAAAACAACGTGTCAACACCGAAGGCGGCTTTGCACCCCGGAACCCAACGCCGCAAGCTTGCGGGAACCGTGACCGACGCGGCGACCGACCCCGCAGAACGAACTATCGAAGCTTTCGACTTGGCGTCGGGGCGCTTTCTTGGTTCGGGGGTTAGCGACCCCGTTACGGGCGAATTTGAATTTACCGTGTATTCTTCGGCGCTTTGCTATGCGGTCGCAGCCGGGGAAGGTTCGGAACAGTCGCGGATTATTAGCGGAATTACCCCCGCGCTTCCCTAGAACAACGACGCGCTTTCCCGCTTCGCGAAACAGCCGATTTCCGTTAGGATTTTGGCTGTTTCTTTTATATACCAAGAAAAGTTAACGTCGTTCGGGAAATGCTGCGGCATATCCATAATCGGCGAACCGCCTTCGCTTGTCGGAACCTTATTGCCGCTTCCCACATAATGAATTGCGGTCATGTCGCCTTCGGCGTAATACCAACGAACGACTTTGCCAAGATAAACGCCGTCTTTGTGACCCCCGCCTTTTACCGTGCGAACCTTAACGAACTTGCGAATATCGCGGTCGTTTGTAATCGTGTCTTCGATTGGCGTTCCCTTGGTAATATAGGCGGCTGCGGCTTCAATGCAAATCGTCGTTTCGGGGTTCTTGTGAAACCTGAAAATCGCCGACTTCGGGTCGGCCCAAGGGTTCGAATACGCGCCCTTGAATTTGCAGCCGTCGGGTTCGTTAAGCCAAGCCTTCGTTTCTTTGTCTTGCTTTTGCTTGACTGCAATGTAATTGTTAATGTCGCGGGAATAAACCGCAAGATACCGGGTTTCTTCCGTAACGAACTTCGTTTCGGCTTCAAATTCTTTAATCAGCGCGTCGCGAAGCGCGATTTGATCTTTACGCGCTTTAACAACAACGCCGTCGGTATTGGCCGAAATAACGGGAATGCCGTTCATTTCGAACTTTTCGATAAACATTAGAAGCGTCAATTGCCCGCTAATTGTCGTTTGCAACAGCAAGTCGGGCGCGTAAAGAATTGAATACTTCGACCCCAACTTGCCGAAGCTTCCGTTGATTGTGATTTTCAGACTGTCGGCGGTAATCTTGTCGCCGCTGCGCTTCGCTGCAACCCGGCGGTTAACAAGCGTTTCGTAAACTTGCAAGAACGCCGGGCCAAGGTGCGACGGGTAAAGCCCTTGGTTTAGAATGATCCGGGGGTAATAGCTTTCAACGTCATGGTCGGAAATGATAACGTCGGGGGTTGCAATATGGCAAACGCTTTTTTCTTGCGAATGCAGCCCGCCCATTCCCATTTTATACGTTGTGTCGCCAATCTTGATTTTGATTGTCCAAACCAACTTGCCCGATTTGTTGCGTTCTTGAACGCCTAACCCGTCGGGCCATAGCGGTTCCCCTGTCGCCCCAAGCTTGAAATACGCGGCCCCGATAGCTTCGACCGCCGCTTGAAGTTCCGGCGTCTTGAACTTCACATAATCGGGAACATGATAACGAAACATGCTATCGGCGTGAATTGTGGGCTTCCGGGGATACGCGCCCGAAAGCTTGGCAATTTCTTTCCCGATAACCGCTTCGGCAACTTGGGCGTCGGATTTCGACCGCAAGTCAATGTTGTATTCTTTCGACATTTCGTCGCGAAGCGAAAGTTGTTCCCGCAGTTCGAACAACATAAGCGCCGTAACGTCAAGGTCGTTCGCGCAATAGTTCTTGACGAACTGCGCTTCTTCTTGCGTCAACAGTTGCCATTCGGGGAAAGGCAAATCTTGCATTCGTTCGCAATGCAGCCGACCGCCGTAAGTCTTCAACGACGCCGACAGGGGCGCAACTTCGATAAGGTCAATATGATTGACATTCGGAACGTCAATCTTGTATTTCTTTTCGACGGCAAACCCGAACAATTCGTTCTTAATAATGTCGTCTGACATGTCTTTAAGTTGTTCGTTCGTAACGAATGGGTCGTTCAACGCCCGAAGCAACATGTAAATGTCGTATTTCTTCGAATTGAACCCGACGAAGCAATACCGCCAAAGCATAAAGCGCAGCTTATCGCGGTTCATATTGCAATCGGGGCTTATTTCGAAGTCAACGACTTTGTTCGTTTTGATGCATTTGAAGGCAATGTAAAAAAAGTTCCGATAACATTCAATGTCGTAAACGAAAACGCTTCCCGTCGGCGTTTCGGCAAGTTCGGCGTCGGTCATGTATTCAACGGGGCGCATTTCAATTGCGCCCCGCGTCAACGGGCCGTCGTCTTTCTGGCCTTTCGGCAAGACGTTTCCGTTTTGGTCAATCTTCAACATTCGCTTTCCTTAGAACGGAATTTCGTCGTCGGGGTCGTAATAGTTGCCGCGAAAGTTCGGGTCGTCGGGCGACCTAAATGTTTCGTTGTCACGATACACGGCGGGCGCTTTGTTTTCAAGCCCTGCAACGACGCCCCGAAGGTTTTCGCCCACAAAGAACAGGCGCGGGATTTCGTTTCGCCCCGACGGGTCTTGTTCGGTGAACAGGAAGCGCGAAGCCTTGTCGGCAATAAGGGCCAAAAGCTTGCCGTCAAAGCCGACGCCTTCGGGCAAACCTTCGACCTTATAGAACGACGGCGTTTCGTCGTTAAGGTTCGATACAACTTGCCCGCCCTTGAAGTAAACGGCGGCGTTGTCGCTAAAGCTTGCGACCGCAGCGACCGCCTTGAAGAAGTCGTTCGGAACGGGCCACATAAGCCCGTAATCGCATTGCACGACGTTTTGATAAGCGGGAAACTGCCCGGCGAACGTTTGCGACTTGATAAACGATTGATCTTCGAACCAAAACGTTACCGAAGTCGGCGAAAAGCCAAAGCGAACAAGCGGCTTCCCCGATTTCAACACGGCTTGCAACGCGACCTTCGGAACAAGCATGTTCGGCGGAAGGTCGATACCGTGCCAATATTCGATAATGATTGCCCCATTTGTCGCGACGACGCTTCCCGACTGCAACAGAACGCCCGCCATATGGGGCAGGGGCGAAAGTTCGTTTGGAACCTTCAACACGGCTTCGAAGGCTTGCTTCAAGCGGTCGTCAATGACTGCAACCGGGTCGTCGGGCGGGGAAATCGGAACTTGTTCGAACGGGGCGCAGGGCACAACGCCGCGAAAGTCGCCCGACGCGACCGACAGGAAACCTTGCGAAATTTGGGTTATTGACAAGTCGGTTTCGACCCGGCCCAAGGCGTCAAGGAACGTCGCAGTTTGTGGGCAGGCGTTCAAGTCTTCTTCAATTCGGGTCGCGATGGTAAGAACCCCGTTCGACGCTGCGGCCCATTGGTTCGCCAAATGGCAAAACGTTTCGGCGACGGTTCCGTTTTTCGATTGGGCCAACGCAACGAACTTGATTGCCGCGATAAGCCCGGTTGCAGGGTTTGGCCCGGCTTTGCTTTTGGCGGCGACTGCGGCTTTAGCGCGGGTTCGCTTGGGCTTGGCTGCGCTTGCCGGGGCGGGGGTCGGGGCGGTTGCCGCAGCCGCTAGAACGTCGTCGGGCGGCGTTTGAACTTGGTCGTTCATTTGCTAGGTTCCTTTCACCATTCGCAAGACAGAATTTCGGGGTATTTCTTGTTAAGCCAAACACGGATTGAACGGGGTTGCCGCAGTTCGGCGACGCGCTGCAACGCTTGATAAGTCGTCGCGGGCGGGTCTTCCGCGTGTCGTTGTTGCCACCATTGCCGCGCCTTCTTTCCGACAAACCCGCCATGTTCAAGCATAACGTATTCGTTGAAAGTTTGCAGCCCTGCGAAGTAACTTACCTTAATCATTGGCGGCGAAGTCAAGCTTCCGTTTGCGTCGCGCTTTTCGTGCAAATTGTAAATGACCTTTCGAACCGGGAACGTTTCGATTACGGGCGCGTCGCCCCTGATAAGGTCTTGCGTTCCGGCGGTCGTAAACAACTTGTTTTCGAAGGTAAATTCGGTTCCGCAGTTGATACAGAACCGCGCCCCGGCGTGATTATAGACGCCGCAGCAATCGCAAATCCGAACGGGCATATCGCCAGTTTGACCGGGTTTCGGTCGCCCCGGAATGCGCGGGTCGTTGATTGGGCCAAGTCGCGGCGTATTGCGGGCGAAGTCAAGAACAAGGCAATTCGTTTTCCCTGTCTTTGGGCTTGGGCGGGTTCCGCGACCTAGCATTTGAACCCACAACCCCGGCGAAAGCGTCGGTCGGAACATGCCGATAAGGTCAATCGGGGGATGGTCAAAGCCTGTCGTAAGCTTGTTCGCGTTGACAAGCGCCCGAAGTTCGCCAGACTTGAACGCGGCAATTCGACGGTCGTTTTCGCCCGCGCTGTTGTCGGAATGAACCGCCGCCGCAGGAACGCCAAGATAATTCAGCATTGCGGCGATTTTTTCGGCGTTCTTTACGCCCGCAGCGAACACTAGCCAACAAGCGCGGTCGGCCCCAAGTTCGACCATTTCTTTGACGCCTGCGAAAGTCGTTTCGTCGTTGTCAACGGCTTCTTCAAGTTGCTTCTTGTTGTATTCGCCCGCGACAATGCCGACGTTTGAAACGTCGATAACCGTATTCGTCGGGCGCGGTATCAGGGGCGCAAGGTATCCTTCGGCGATTAGACGGTTGAAACTGTCAATCGTCGTTAGGTCGTAACAAATATCCGTAAAAACGCCCCCGTCGGTAATCATGCCTTGCTTTAGGCGATACGGCGTCGCGGTAAATCCGACGACCTTTAGAAAAGGGTTCACTTTTAGAAGTTCGTTGTAAACGAACTGATACGTCGTGTCGTCGCTTGGGGAAAGCAAATGGCATTCGTCAATAAGCAACAAGTCGCGGTGCCCGAAATGCGGGAACCCCGCAAGCGCGGTCGAAGCTTCGATTGCCTTTTTGATTGCGGGCGCGACAGATTGAACGCCGCCGAATATCAACGGCGAACCGAACGAACACTTTTCTTTTAGCCCCGCGCTATAAATTCCGACGGGAATGTTCGGGGCAATCGACCGCATTTTGTCGGCGTTCTGTTCAATCAATTCTTTGACATGCGTAAGCATTATCATTCGTTGACCGGGGAACAGTTCGAACGCCCGCTTAACAAAGCGCGAAATAACAACCGACTTCCCGGTTCCTGTCGGAATGGCAACAACCGGGTTCCCCCGATTGCCTTTCGCGAAGTAATCGAATATTGCGTATTCGGCTTCGTCTTGATACCAACGGCTTTCAAACATTGTTTACGCTTCGCCATTCGTTGCAACCCTGCGGAACGAAGTCGCGGGGGATGATTTGACCGACAAGTTCGCATTTCCATTCGCCGCCGTCAACAGGCTTCGCGAACTTGCAGCTTCGGCAATTCTTCGGCAATGGGCCGTTTTCGTGACATTGCTTGAAGTAATCGCAGCTTTTGCATTTCCAGAACGTCGGGTTATCCGACAGGCGCAACGGCGGTTCTTGCGACGTGATAATTCGTTCGGCCCGGCTTCGCATTTGGTCGCCAAGTTTCCAATCAAGCTTGACGATTTCAACGTGCAAGTCGTCGTCGTTCTTGCATGTATTCAGGTAAAGCGCCCATTCAAGCCGATACGCCGGGTCGCTTCCGTAAGTTGACATTTGGGCGAAGTGTTGTTCTTTGGCAATTGCTGCGCCCTTTTCCTTCAACTTCTGGAAACCCGCGCCCGTGCCGTTCGTCTTAAATTCCAGCAAGAACGCCGTTCCTTCGGGGAAGCCGTATCGGGCCGGGGGAATGCCGATACCGTCAAGCGACCCGCCGAAGTGACCGCCGAAGCCCGATACGCGGAATTGTGGGCTTGACCCGTCTTCTTTTTTCGGCTTCGACAAGTCGTATTCGAAGACTTGCCAGCCCGTGCCCCGCAGGTATTCAACGAAGCGAAATTCTTCAAGGTGCCCACGCTGAAACAGGCGTTGCATTCGGCCATGATTGGCGCGGCGTTCTTCGGGGGTCGCGCCCGAATAGGTCATAACCCCGGCCCAACGGAACGAATACCAAGCGGCCCGAAGGCATTCTTGCCCGATAAGCGAAGCGCCCAAATGCCAACGATACCCGTCGTCGTAAGCTTCGATACAATATTCGTTTATATCGTCAAGAACCCGCTTCGCAAGAAGCTTGGCAATCCCCGGCATGTTAAGGTCGGTTGTTGCGCTTACGTTCTGCGATTTTTCGACGTTCTGCGGCGTTTTGTCTTGCATGGCGTTTGCCCCTTTTTTCGTCGTTTTTCGCCTTGCGCTTTCGAAGGGCTTCGGCGGAATTGTTGTAAAAATCTTCGCTTGCCGAAATCGCCTTCAAAAGTTGGTCGTCGGTTAGCCAAGAAATATGCGTTTCGTTTCGGTTGATACCAAGCGCGACAGAAAGCCAAAGATACGCCTTGTCGCGCGACATAAGGCGTTCTTGCCAAAGCCTGTCAAAAACGAAATGCGCCTTCTTGCGAAGGTTTCGGGTTTTCTTTCCCGCCATGTATCCAACGGGGTTTTCGGTTCCGTCGTGACAAGTGACGAACGCCCCGCAGTCGTCACAAATCCAAGCTAGTTTTTCTTCCCTTACGGTTGTCTTCCGTATTCTATCCGACGCGCAAGAATGGCAACGGTCGGGAACGGGAATTTCGCCCGTTAGTGTTGACCGCATTTCGGCCCTATCCTTTCGAAAAGACGACGGGGGCCGAAACCCCCGCCGAAGACCGCCTTAGCGTTGACCCCAAGGCCCGCCCGCGTTGCCGCCCGCCGGGGGTTGCCAGCCGCCCGAAGCGGCCCCGCCTTGGGGCGCTGCGCCCTGTTGCCAGCCGCCGCCCTGCGGTGCCCCGCCCTGCCCCGGCTGTTGACCCTGCGGGGGCTGGAACCCGCCGCCCTGCGGCTGTTGCGGTTGACCGCCCCATTGCCCGCCGCCGTTGGCCGGGGGTTGCGCTTGGCCCGCGTTCGGGTCGGGCTGTTGACCCGCCGGGGGTTGCCAGCCGCCGCCCTGCGCCGGGGGTTGCTGTTGCTGCGCTGCGCCGCCCCATTGGCCCGCCGGGGGCTGTTGCTGTTGCCCGCCTTGGGGTTGCCCGCCGAAGCCGCCGCCCTGCCCTTGGGGCTGCGCTGCGCCGCCGCCTGCGGGGGCTTTGCCCGGTTCGTTCCCGTGAATGTCATACACCTTTTTGACTTCGGTATATTGCGGGTCGTTCTTCTGCGGCCCGACTTCGACAACAAACGGGATATTGTGAAGCTGCGCCGTGTCTTGGATCATAAAGACCCCGGTAACGTGCGAAATCGCCGACATTTGGCGGTTTGCAATATCAACGGCTTGTTGCGACGCATTGTAAAGGTTGATCCGATACGCGCCGACCGTGCCCTTTTGGGGGCCGTCGATAATCAGAAGGTCAAGTTGCAGATACCCGCCGTCGTTCGCCTTGGTCGCTTTCACGTCCGACGATTGGATAACGACAGGATGTTTCCCGATGGGAAGACCGCCGACGCCTTGCGTCGGGTCGTAATTGTTCGCGTTGAACGGTTGGATAAGTTGGGCCATTTGGTTTCCTTTCTGGCGTTTAGTCTTGCATACACTTGGCGAACAAGTTGCCAAGGTGCGGGGGTTCAAGTTCGGCAAGCTTGCCGCTTCTATCCCGCGCCATAATGTCGAACGCTTCTTTCGTTCGAATTGCGGTTTGGGTTCCCTGCATACCGGGAACGTTCGTCGGCCCGATATGCAAGATTTCGTCGTAAAGGTGCGGAACCTTAACGTTCAAGTCTTGGCCGGGGAAATACGGCTTCCGTCGCACAACCCCGCCTTCGTCAACCGAAGCTTGTTTCGCAATCAAGTAAACATGCTTGTTCGGCAAGAAATACAAGCCGTTGACCCAATCCATAACGCGACGCGACATTTCGCCGTAAGCTTTGCGACCGTCTTTGTTGCGTTTCAGTTCTTGGGTTAGAACGATTTCGGCGACTTGCGAAATACTGTCGAAGCCGAACGTATCGAAGTTGCGGGCTTCGTTGCTGCGAAACGCCCAATCGAAAAATTCTTCGATACGTTCGGGCGTGTAAGCTTCAAACGCCGGAATGTTCGTCGCCTGTCGCATTGACAACATGCCCGGTTCAACGACGCAAAGAACGGGGCGCGGGGCCGTCAAAATCAACGGCGTCTTGCCCGACCCCGGCCCGCCGAACATAAGGCATTTGACGCCAAATTTTCGGGCAAGTTCGGAAGCGGGTTTAAGGTCGCGCATTTGCATGTTGTGGGCTTTCCTGAATTGTGCCGGGGTTATCCGCAGTTCCCCGGCTTAACGTGCTGCGGCACGGCCCCGGCTTATTACCGGGATTTCGGCGCGATGATTTCAAGCGTCGGTGCCCCTTCCGTCGTGACAATCACGCGGTCGGCGATTTTCTTGATTTTGGCTTGCGTCGGGTTCGAAACGTCAAGCTTGTTGTATTCGGAAACCGAAAGCGTCGCTTCCCATTTGAACAGGCGTTCGGCGATAAACGCGCCTTCGTTGCCCGTTGCTTCAATTTCGTCTTGGGCCGACATGACGGCTTCCCAATCGGTTTTTTCATCCGGCCCTTTGACAAAGCCGTAATTGATCTTCTTGACGACCTTTGCCTTGTAACCGTTGTTCAAGGCGATGTTTTCCGTTCCCTTTTGTTTCGTCGGGTCGGAAGCCAACGCGACGTAAAGCTTGCGAAGCGTCATTTCGGCTTCTTTGGCGGCGTCAAGCGCGGTTTTCGACGCTTCCCATTTGGCAAGCGTTTCGTCGTGAAATGCCGCAAATTGCGCGTCGGTCATTTCAACAACTTCGCCCGTCGTCGGGCTAGTAAAGCTTCGCATTTCGTTAGTTCCTTTCGGCTTGGGTTGCTGTTCACAAGTTCGAACATAGGGGCGACAAAAGGGGTTGTCAAACGAATTTTTTTGTTGTGCAAAATCTTTTTGCCGCTATAACCGAAGGCAAGTCTAAGGGGCAGTCAAAGAAATGTCAAAGTTTACAGTTCGTTACGGCGACGAAAACCAACTTCCCGCCGCGTCGGGGCTATATATAGTGTATTCGGGCGCAACGTGTCTATATGTGGGCAGTTCGAAGAACGTTCGTAACCGGGTCGTTAAGCACAACCGCAAGGCCGACTTCGCCGCGAACAACGCAACCCACATTGACTTTGCGCCCGTGACCGAAGCGCAGCTTTCCGACCGGGAAAACGAAGCGGTTTACAAGCTGCGGCCCTTGCTGAATACATACGCAAAGCGGGGTAAGCCGCCTGCGACGGCACGTCACAACGACTTGCAGCCTTCGAAGCTTCGCGACGTGACGTTGCAGCTTTTGAACAGTCGTCGGCGAACTTTGACCCTTACACAAATCGCAGATGAAACCGGGCTAGGGCTTGGGTTTATCAGCACGTTTTCAACGGGTAAAACGTCAAACCCCGGCGTTTGCAGCGTCGAAACGCTTTACGAATACCTGTCGGGGAAGAAGCTTGATGTTTGAAGAACTTAACAACGCCCCCGACGAATTGAAGCTTTGGCCGCAATGGATTGTGTGGCGTTACGAAGACCTTAACGCGAAGAAGCCGACGAAGGTTCCGTATTGCGCCCGAAGCGGTCGCCTTGCTTCCGTAACCGACCCGACGACTTGGGGAACGTTTGAAGAAGTGTTCGCCGTTCTGCAAACCGGATGGTATGCGGGCGCGGGCTTCGTCTTGACCAAGGGCGACCCTTTCGCGTTTGCCGACCTTGACGACACCGAAGGCGACGCCGCAGCGTTCGCGCAACAACAAGTAATTTTCAACGAAAGCCAAGGATACGCCGAACTTTCCCCGTCGGGCAAAGGGCTGCATATCATTATGAAAGCCGACATTCCGACGGGTCGCCGCCGGGGCAAAATCGAAATTTATTCGTCGGCGCGTTACATGACAATGACGGGCAACGTTTACCGCCCCGGCCCGGTCTTGGCGCAGCAAGAACTTGCGACAAGCTTGTTCGAACAATTGGGCAAAGGGAAAGCCGCGACGGCTTACTTTGCCGGGCTTGAAGAACCGACCGAAACCGACGAAGAAGTTTACAACCGGGCGTTTCGCGCTGCGAACGGCGATAAGTTCGGCGAACTTTGGGCCGGGCGTTGGGAAGGAATGTATTCGTCGCAATCCGAAGCCGACTTCGCCCTTGTCGATATTCTGGCGTTCTATACGCAAAACCGGGCGCAAATCGTGCGAATGTTCCGCCTGTCGGAACTTGGGAAGCGCGACAAGGCGAAGCGCGACGATTACATAAATTACATGTTGAACAAATGCTTCGACCGTATCTTGCCCCCGGTTGACATTGACGGGTTACGAAACCAAATCGAAGCCGCGATTGCAGCCCGAAAACACGTCGAAGAACAGTCGCAAAATCAACCTGTCGCAAAGATAGTCGCAGGCGACGACGTGACGATTTCAAGCGAACGTTACCCCGTGCCGCCCGGTCTTGTCGGCGAAATTGCCCGCTTCATTTACGCGCAAGCCCCGCGCCAAATCCCCGAAGTCGCCATTGCCGGGGCGCTTGGCTTCGTCGCGGGTATCACGGGCCGGGCGTTCAACGTATCGGCAACCGGGCTTAATCAATATTTGCTTCTTCTTGCGCCAACTGGCGTTGGTAAAGAAGCAATGGCGCGGGGTATCGACAAGCTTGTAAACGCCGTAATCAAGACCGTTCCGACCGCTAACGAATTTATGGGGCCGGGGTCGATTGCGTCTTCGCCTGCGCTTATCAAATACATGTCGAAAGGGCCGAAATCGTTTGTTTCAATTGTCGGCGAATTTGGCTTGTATCTGCAACAACTAGGTTCGCACAACGCGCCCCCGCATCTTATCGAACTGCGGAAGCTTATTCTTGACCTTTACAACAAGTCGGGTCAAGGCAACATGCTTCGCCCGTCTATCTATTCCGACCGCGACAAGAATACGCCCGAATTTCCGGCCCCCGGTTTTTCGTTGCTTGGCGAAAGCACGCCCGAAAAGTTTTACGAAGGTTTGCACGAAGGCTTGTTGTCGGAAGGTTTGCTTCCGCGCTTTACGATTATCGAATATCACGGCAAGAAGCCCGAACTTAACCGCAATCATGCGAACGTCATTCCGTCGCCCGATATGGTCGAACGGCTGGCAAGCTTGTTCGCCATTTGCCAAGGCTTGAACAGTCAAAGCATGGCGCAGAATGTGGGCTTTACCCCCGAAGCGCAAGCGTCAATGGATCAATACGAAATCCGTTGCACGGCGAAAGAAAACGCCGCCGACCGCGACATTGTTCGTCAAGTTTGGTCGCGTTGTCACGTTAAGGCAATGAAGCTTGCGGCGATTGTCGCCGTCGGCTGCAACCCTTACGCGCCAATGATAACCGAAGAAATCGGCGAATGGGCGCGTAAGATTGTCAACGAAGACGCGGTAAACCTGTTGAAACGGTTCGACGCTGGCGAAATCGGTATCGACAACGAAGAACAGAAGCAACTTGCCGCGCTTATGAAAGCGGTTAAATCTTACGTTGTGTCGCCTTGGCCCGAAGTCGCGAAGTATTCCGGCGACGGGGCGTCGAACCTGCATTCGGCCCGCATTGTTCCTTATAGCTTCTTGCATAGGAAGCTTGCCGCCGTCGCGGTTTTCCGAAAAGACAGGCAAGGGGCGACCCAAGCGATTAAGCGGGCGTTGAAGACCTTGACCGAACGCGGCGACCTTGCCGAAATGTCGCGGGCGGTCATGTCGAAAGAATACGGTTCGGCGTCGGTTGCATACGCGATTGAAAGACCGTCGGCGTTCGAAATCTAAGCCGAAATTTATTTCGAAATTATGTTCGAAGGGGGTTGACGGGTTCGCCGTTGCCCCCTATGTTGTTTGTAACGAAGCAAGCAACGAAGGAACTTCCGAAATGACCGCAGCGACCCTTACCAAGATCAACGCCGAAATCGCAAAGCATGGCGTCGAAGTTGTCAAAGGCAACGGTTATTTTTACTTCGCAGATACGGGAGAAGCTTACCTTGCCGACCATATCCCTAGCGTCTATTCGGCGCAGCTTCGCGCCCTGTCGCTTGAAGAATGGGTTGCCCATGTCGAAGACGCCGTTAAGGTCGCGCTTTACGCCTAAGTTCGGGGCTTCGGCCCCGCCCTAATTTTGCCCAAATCTTCGGGCACAACGTAACAATCGAAGAACGAAAGGAAAGCCAATGTCGGAATATACCGCCCTTCTTGCTGCAATCGCGTTCGGTGCCCTTATCGCTTTTTCGGTTGTCGGCAATGGCGCGAAGACCGCCGCCGAAAATATCTTCAACCCCGGAACCGCCGACTTTTCGGCTAAGTTCGTCAAACCCTGAAAGGTGCCCACAATGACCGACCTTGCACAACGCGCTTACGATTTGGCGGTTGCAAACGCGAACAACCTTGAAACCGTGTTCAAGGCAATCGCGGAAATCAGCGAACGGCTTGACCGCTTGGAAAACGCCGGAAACGTCGAAACGTTCGAAGTCGGCGGAAAGCTTGTCGTTATCGACACGTCGGCCCCGCTTGTTGAACAGGTTCGCCGACAGCTTGTCGCGACGACCCTTGACACAAGTGTTGACCCCGACATTCGCGGGCTTGCTGTTGCCAAGCTTGACGCTTACGCCCGCAAAGACCGCGACCAAGACAGCCGCCGGAAAGCCGAACTTGCCAAGGTTATGCAAGGCGACTGGCAAGCGAAGACCGACGAACAAATGTTCGAAATCGAAGGGTCGAAGCCGAAGCTTGACCATATCCTTGACGAAATCCGCAAACAAGTTGGCTTCGCCCGTTCCAAGTTCCCCGGCGACAACGTGACCTTTGCGGCCCTTGTCGAAGAAGTCGGCGAACTGGCAACCGCGACGTTTTCCCAAAGCCGGGCCGACGTTCGCAAGGAAGCCGTGCAAGTTGCGACAATGGCAATTCGCCTTGTTCTTGACGGCGATTGCACCTTTGACGCTTGGCGGGCGAAGTTTAAGCTTGACCCGTTGACCGACCGCCCGACGGGCTTGTTGACCGCCGACGAAATGTTTGCCGAAAGCGAAGGTCGCGAATAAATCGAAAATAACTTCGAAATCTTCGCCGAAGGGGGTTGACCTTTCTTCGGCGAAGACTTATGTTCTTTATATCGAAGGAACAAACCGAAGGAACAAACGAAATGAACGCTTCCGACAAAATCGCCGCCGACATGATTGCAATTTACTTCGCTGGCGTCGCCAAAACGCAAAAAGAACTTCGTCAAGCGATTGTCGCGCTTAACAATACGACCTTGTTTGAAGACGCCTTGAACGTTGAAGCTATCGCCCGCCACAACGAAGCAACCCAAGGCGTTCGCCTGTTCTGAAAAAAAGCGGGGGCTTCGGCCCCCAACTAACCCCGAAAGGAAAAACGAAATGACCCTTCTTGTTGTCGGTTACACGTCGAAGAAAGAATTGAAAGCCGCAGTCGGTAAGCCGCTGCAATACGAAGAAACGTCGATGTTCGGCGCGGAATACAAAGCCGACGGTTCGTTTTCTGTCGCGCATCGCCCGGCGTTGAACGGTTCGGCGGGTCGCGAATTTTTCGCCCGCGTGACCATGAAAAACGGTCTTATCGCGAAGGTCGAATAATGGCGAACGTTCGACCTTGGCAACGCAAAGCCCCGGCAAGAAGCGCCGGGGCAACCCCTAAGCCGAAGGCATGGGCCAACGCGCCCCGGCTTGACTCTTGGGCGCATAACTACGACGGGTCGGTTATTCCGCGTCAACACCGCTGCATTGAAGCGCCCGACGCGGGCGTTCGGCGAACCCTTCGCGCCGACGACCCCGACGCTTGGCCCGACATGACGTAAGCCGAAATTTGTTTCGAAGTTTGTTCCGAAATTAGCGCCGAACCTGTTGACAAGGGTTCGGCGCTTACCTATATTCAAGACATGGAAACGAACAACGAAGGAACCGCCGAAATGCAAGCCCAAGCTTACGACAACCGCGTTGACCGCAAAGCCGCCGTTTTGGATACCGCCCGCCCGTTCGTCGCGGTAAAACCGAAAGGTTACTTGAACCCGGTTATCGGTCATTACGCGACCATGAAAGCCGCCAAGGCTGCGGCGAAACGCTTCAACGAAAGGAACTGAAAAAATGGGCCGGGTTACACGGGTTTTTTACGCAAGCGGCGTAAAGGGTAAAGAAGTTCGCGCCGACGGAAACGGCGCAACTTTGGCGCGGGGTTGGTATTGCCGCGAAGACGGGCGGGGAAGGTTTGGCCCGTTCAAAACCAAAACAGAAGCAAACATGAAAGCGTTTGGTCAAAAACGCGAACCCAAGGCTTGAAAGGAACTAAAATGTCGATTGGAAAGAAGAAGGCGCGGGAAATGTTGTCGCTTATCAAAGAAGCCCGGCGGGCTGCGACAATGGAACGAATGTCGGTCGGTTGGCCGGGCGAAACGGTTTCGGTTTCTGGAACCTTTGCGGGCGACAATGACGGCGTAACGACCCCCGACGAATACATTCGCGAAAAAACTAAGTCGTATCGTCAAAGTTGGATTATCGGCCCGCTTGACGAAATCATTGCAGAACTGGAAAAGGCGGCGAAATGAAACCCCGGCTTTTCTTCGTCTTTTACCCGAAGTCGCGTCGCGGGTTTTGGCGGGTTTCGCCCATGCCGAACCAATCGACCCGCAGCCGCGACCGTTGGGCGTTCGCGCATAACATGGCCCGCGAAATGAACCGGGCGCTTGAAGCCGCAGGGAAGCCCCGCCCATGACGCCGCCCCGGTCTAAGCCTTGCCCCGCTTGCGCGGCCCCCTGCGGCGTTGCTGCGACCGCCTGTCGGGTATGTGGGCACGTCATGCCGCGCAAGGGCGGGGGTCGCCCTGCCCCGACGCCGGAACAGCGCCTAGCGGTCGCCTTGACCCGCCAAGCCGTCGCCGACGGGCACAAGCGCGGCCCCATGCCCGAACCCTTGGGTCGCCGGAACCTGTCGAAGCGCGGGGCCAAGGTTCTTGCGCTGATACGACAGTTCGCAAGCAATGGCCGAAACGCGACCGAAATTGCCGCCGCAATCGGCTGTTCTGTTACGAACGTTCGACGGTATGCCCACGATTACGGCGTTCGGATTGTCAAAGGTGAAAGCGGCCCCGTCATGAATGGCAAGCTTTACGCCCAAACGGTCGAACGTGTCGAAGGTTGCGCCCTGATTATGCAGCGAACGACCGTTGTTGCCGAAGTCGCCGAAGCTTTGGGCGTATGTAAAGCGACAGCCCGCGAATATATGAAGCGCGTTCGCGATGTTACCGAAATCGAATTGCCGGGCTTCGACCAAAGGAAAGCGTCGGGTTTCGCTGTTACCCGCAGGCTTGGGCGCAAACCGACCTTGGGCAAGCCCGCTAAGTGATTGATAACATAAGGTAATATGGCATAACATGCGGGGTAATACGGCTAAGTCGTTGATAATGTTGAACGTAGGACGTGACACGGGGGTTAGACGGGGGTTTAATTGTCTAACGGGTAAAAGGGTCATTGGGGAAGCTTCGACCTAAAGGGGTCGTCATACTGTTTTATATTAGATAAAAAAGAACTACCTATATTATTTATATTATTCTATATTATTCCTTTATTTTCAATAGGTTGAGCCTATGCAGTTGCCTTCTATCCGTAAAGTGAACAAGTAAAACAATAAAATAGGGGGTTGACACGCTTTGCCCGCCTGTCGTAAGCTTCGCCGAATAACGAAAGGAAACTTGACCATGGCCGACGAACCCGTTGAAGCGCGAAACCCGCGCATTGTTGCGGCTTCGAACCTTGGCGAAGACGTTGAACGCCATTACGTCGAAATGTCGATTGCGCTTGAACTGAAACCCGACGAAGCGTTTGCAATACCGAAAAAAGGCTTTTCGTTGAAGTTACTTCGGGAAATTGCCGAAGACATGTCGAACGCGCAAAAGCCTTTTGTCGTTTTTGAACACGACGACCCGCCCGTTTTCGAAGTTCGACGTTTGCAGCCGGGCCGCAGCGCAAAGCGGTTTTACGCATATGTGGGCAAACCGGGCATTAAGTCGCCGCTTGAAGAAAGCAACAGCGAAAAACAAACAACAATTCTTGAAACAATTTCGGAAATCTTAAACGGTTCGATTGAAGAAGCGCGAAAGTATGAACCGAAATTTACGCAAGATTGGAAAGCGGGAAGCGTTGTTTCGTATTCAATGCTTCACAAGAAAAACGCCGGAAAAGCGGTATTCAGAAAATCCGCCCAAGGTTCGACCGCAGCTATAAAAGCCGTCTTGACCGAACTTGTTTCGGAAGGTAAGCTTTACGAAATTCCCGAAGCGTTTGCGTCGCAAGCTTACGGTTCATCGGGTCAACTTTATCGCTTGTTCAAAGATGAAAGGAACGCCGAACCATGAAACAGCCGAAGCGCCTAACCCGTGCCGAAAAGATTGCAGCCGGGAAGGAAAAGCGGGCGTTCAAGCCTGCGAAGCCCGCCGAAGGCGCATTGCAAGCCGAACTGTTGAAGGCGGGTCTTGCCGACCTTACGTCGCGGGTTGAAGCCCTTGAAGCCCCGAAAGTCGTTGAACAGAAACCCCAAGGTCGCCCGCAACGCGACTTTATCGGAAAGAAGGAAAAGACCGAATGAAATCGTTTCAGCAAATGGCGCAAGACTTGTCGAAGTCGGGCGCAGAAATTGCAGCCAAATTGACCGAAGGCGAAGCCGATCTTTGGCATATGGCAACGGGCGTCGCAGGCGAAGCCGGGGAACTTCTTGACGCAATCAAGAAGCACGTCGTTTACAAGCGCGAACTTGACCGCGAAAACGTCGTTGAAGAATTGGGCGACCTTCGGTTTTACATGGCCGGGCTTATGAACCGCCTTGGCATTACCGAAGAAGAAATTCTTTCGCACAACAACCGCAAGCTTTCGAAGCGGTATGCGTCGGGGGCGTATTCGAACGCCCAAGCCGTCGAACGGGCCGATAAGGTCGAAGCCGCCGAAGAACTGTCGCCGCGTCACCCTGATTACGGCGTTGCGACCGAAGAAGACGTTGCCGAAGATTGGGTTGCCCGCGAAGGTCGTCTTGCACAATATGGCGAATACGGCGAAGGGCTGCGAACCGAAGCGGAACTTCAAGCCGAAGCCGAATGCCGCGAACCCGCGATTGAAGGCGACGACTTCGAAGAAGCGTTTGACGAACTGCAACGCGCAAGGGGGTTGAAGGAATGACCAATATATTTGGCAAAGCCGGGCTTCGCGACCTTCGCGACAACGGTTGCGGGTCAATGATTGAACAGCAACCCGAAACGACGAAAGAAGCCGTCGCCCGTATGCTGCGGGAATATTCGCGGGGTTGCAGCGAAAGCGGCAATAACCCGTCGAATTGCGGCGTATGCTTTGACGCTGCGGTTGACGCCCTGTTGTCGGTCACGACACGCAAGCAACGCGAAGCCTGCGAACGTATCGCCGACATGTTGCAAGGCGACGACGGCGAAGCATGGTTCGAAGCCGAAAAGTTCTTGAAGGCGGAAGCGCCCGACCTTTACGACGCAATCGGCTTACCCGCCGACCCCCTGCCCGACTTCCCCGAACCGAACGCCTTCGAACGGTTGCAAGCTTGGGTCTTGGGCGGTATTGTGGGCTTGCTGATACGGAAGCCGCGCAAATGATAACCCCCGATGTATTGACGAAGACAGGTTCGGAACATGGCATTCAAGCCGCCGTCTTCGCTTGGGCTGCGGTCGTGACGTATCACGGGTTCGCCGTTGCTTGGGAATGGGCGTTGTCGAAAGACGCGAAGGTTTTCTTGAAGTCGAAGAAAATCGGCGTTCCTGAAATGCAATGGTTACACGCGATACCGAACGGCGGAAGCCGGGGCGACGACGCGAAGTCGCGGGCGATACGCGGGGCAACAATGAAAGCCGAAGGCGTTCACGAAGGCGTCGCCGACATTTTCTTTCCTGTTCCGAAGTATCCGTATCACGGGCTTTACATCGAAATGAAAACGCCGACCGGGCAGATACGCCCCGCGCAAAAGGAATTTCGAACCTTCGCCCTAGCGCAAGGTTACGCTTTTTCGTTTGAACGGAATTGGCAAGACGCCGCCCGGTTGATACAAGCTTATTACGAAAACACGGGCGGAAGCCTGCAACTAAAGGATAAGTGACAATGAACCGCAAAGAATGCCTTGACGCCGCAGCCGAAGCCGTCTTGAAGAACCGACAAGCGACTTACGGCCCGCCCGAAAACAGCTTCGCAGATACCGCCGTTGTTTGGTCGGTAATCTTGGGCGTCGAAGTGAAGCCTTGGCAAGTTCCCCTTATGCTTGCCGGGTTGAAGGTCGTTCGCGCCAAGGCGTCGCCCGGTCATGCCGACAATTGGGCCGACCTTGCCGGGTATGCCGCTTGCGGGGCCGAACTGGCAACGCCGGAAACGAAGCGGTCGTTTATCGAAGGGGGCGCGTTGTGAAGCCCGTTGAAATGCAGAACCCCGACATTGTGTTGACGCCGCCAATCATCGAACAAGATTGCGATTGCACGAAAGTTGACGACGACAAGTTTGCAGTCGGCGAAGCGAACCCCGATTGCGAAGTTTGCAAAGGTTCCGGCGTAATGAACGCGCCCGACCCGAATTGCGGCGACTTGCACGTTCGCGTTATCGACTTTACCGACGGGTCGCGTTCCGTCATGTCGATTTGGCAACCGTCGGAAGCCGAACGGGCTGCGCTTGCCGCAGGCGGAAACCTTGTCGTTTATGTTCCCATGTTCCCGCCCCCGCCTTTCGCCCTTGGCGTGATTTCCGTTATGGGGGTCGTAATCGAAGAATGATCCGTTGCAATGGCTGCGCCCGTCGTCGCGAAGCCCTGCGGCGGTTCTTTATCCCGAAATCAAAGAAAGCCCCCGACATGCCAAAAGACCCCGAACCCTTGAAGGCGCAGAAATCCCGAAGCGGCGACGAATGGGAAGTTGTCAACGCCCGCAACGTCGTTCAATCGAACGGGTTTGACAGCGAAACCGAAGCCGAAGATTGGATCAAAGACCAAAAGAAGCGAAAGCCGAAATAATTCGCGAAATAGGGGTTGACGTTTGCAGCGTCGGCCCCTATCTTCTTTCGTAACGAAGCCGCAATCGTGCCGCTTCTTGAACCGAAAGGGGTTCCGCTATGGCCTTCGCTTCTTCTTCCGAACGTCTTGCCCTTCGCGCTTCCGTCGAAGCTTCGGGCTTTGTTCTTGATGTTGTCTTGCAAGTTCGCAAGAACGGTCGCGAAAGCGAAATCGCCTGCGACGACATTGAACACGCTTTGATGTTGTCGAATGAATGGGCGACGACCCATTGCGCGGAATACGTCGAAATTTGGCGCGTTCGCAATGACGGCGAACTTGCTTCGACCATTGGGCCGACGGTCGGGCAAAAGTAATTGCCGAAATCTTCGCCGAAGTTCTTGACAGGGCTTCGGCGAAATGCCAAAAGGGTTCAACGAAGCGCGATACGAAAGGTTTTCAAAATGTGCGGGCAAGTCGAAGTTGTCGTTCTTGGCGGTCTTACGGTTGACGTTGAATTTACGACGTATTGGGAACCGGGCGACTGCGGGTATCGCGGAACGTATGTTGACAATTGGGAAATCGTCGGCATTAACGGAAAGCGCAAGAAAAATACCGATTGGATTTTGAACCGCCTTAGCGCAGCCGACGAAGAACGTATCGGCGACGCTTGCCAAGCCGCAATATAGAAAGGAAAGCGAATGCCTTGGAATAACGAAGACCTTATGACGCTTGTTCCGTTTAAGGTTCCGAACATGGCCGACCCGACGGCCCCGCATATCGGTTACGGCGTCGCAGGGGGCCGCTTGCCTATCCCCGACATGCTGTTTACCTTCGGGGGCGTCAACGCGAACGCCGCAAACCTGTTGTCGGCTGCGCCTTTGATGTATCAAGGGCTTTCCCGTGTCGCGGGCGCAATGCGGGCAATGTCCGACGAAATCGAAGCCGCGATTGCCGCCGGGCATATTACCCGCGACCGCGTTCAATATGTCTTGACGAATTACGACAACATTGAACGCGATTGCCTGTCGCTTATGACTTGCGCGACCGAAGGCGTTGACGCTTTCGTTAAGTCGTTGGGGGCTGCAAATGCGCGTCGTTAACTTTGCCCTTGCCGCGCTTGCGGTTGTGCTAGGCGTCGCCGGGGTTGTGGGCATTGTTTCCGTATGGGCTTCGACCGGGCCGAACTGCCCGCCGCCCGTGCCCGCCGATTGGCTAGGTTTCTGCGAAGCTTACGACGCGCAATAAAAAAGCAAAGTTTCGCGAAGTTTTCGCTTGACCTTCCCGAAGACCGAACTTAAATTCGAAACATGGGCCGCGATGGTCGCCGCCCGAAGAAACAAGGAACTTTCGAAATGGCAAAACGTCCGAATATCGCCGCCGTCGCCCTGAATATGGTTGCGCTTGCGGCAATCGTTGAAGCTGGCGAAGCCGGAACCTATGGCCCCGCCGCCGACGTGCAAGGGCTGGTGAACGCCGGGCTTGTCGAAATCAATCCGGCAATGACCGACGAAAACGGCAACGTCGCCGTTCGCGCGACCGCTGCGGGTATCGCCAAGATTGCCGAAGGTTCGGGCGCTGCGACCCCGGTTGCGACCGCTTCGACCGCCTTCGAAATCGGCGACGTTCCCGACGACATTCTTTCCGCCGCTTCCGAAAAGCGCCGGGCGGGTCGTTCGGGCGGCGAAAAATACCCCTTCGACGCGCTTGAAGTCGGCAAGGGCTTCTTCGTTCCGGCGACCGAAAAAATGCCGGAACCCGCGAAGTCGCTTGCTTCGACCGTTTCCAGCGCAACCGCCCGTTACGCGGTCGAAGAAAAAGACGCGAACGGCGTCGTCGTTATGGAAACGGTCAAGGTCAAGACCTATGCCACGGGCGAAGACGGCAAGCGCGTGAAAGACGCCGAAGGGCATTTCGTTGTCGAAAGCGAAGCCGACGAAACCCGCGCCAAAATGGCGAATACGCGGGTCTTCAAGTTGGTTCCGTCGAAGCCCGGCGCTGCGCCCGGCGCTTGGGTCGTTCGCACGGCGTAAGCCGTCAAGGGGCGCGGTTCGCTGCGCCCCTAGCCCCTGTTGCGCCCTTGGGGGAACTTGTGTTACCCTGCCCGCGTTGAAGCCCTGCCCCTGCCCACAACGGCGGGGGCTGCGGCATATCTAGGGGTTCCCTTTCCGCTTCGGGTTGTGTTAGGGTTGCACAAACGTTAACGGGCAGGGCAGAAA